GCCGGTGCGTCCGCTCTTGAGCCAGATAGGTTGCGTCCTCAATCAGCCGCTCCAACTGGTCATCGTGGTACGTGATCGCGCCGGCCAACTCGACCTGCTTTTTCGCTTCGGCGAGCGTTACAGGCTGTTCGGCCGCAGCGGTATACAACACGGGCAGATACACGGGCGATTCCTACTGCTTGGTACGCTTGGAGGCTTTCGGCTTGACCGCCTTCTCCGGCTGTGGCGGTTCGCCAAACGGAACCGCAACCTGCCGACGGATCAGCAGGTTCGCCGCGCCGTCAGGGACGTCCACGACAGATCCGACGCGCCGGCCGTGCCAGCATTTTTTCAATTCGAGTTTCATGCTGTCTCCAGTAAACGCCGGCGGCGTCCCTGCCGCCGGCTACTCAACAAACGGTTACGGTCACACCCGCGTTGCCGATGTTCCCGAAAAGCGTTTCGGGAACATCCGGCTAGTCCCCGATCAGCTCACCCGCAGCACTTGAGCCGCACCGGCTTCCGCGGCGGTGTTCGGGATCGTCTTGGCCCGCGACAGCCGCGCGACGGCCGTCAACTCGGTGGCGGTGCCGGAGCCGTCGCCAGAGGTCGCCAGCACCTTCAAATACCGCTTGCGGGCGCCCCGCAAGTCGATCTGGAAGACGGTAATCTTGTCGTCTCCGCCGGTGGCTGCCGGCAGAGCCGACGTACTGCCGGCGATGTCGGTCGCTGTGCCCACCACGGTCCCCGTGATACTGGCGTACGTGCCGCCGGAGGTCTCGCATTCCTGCACGGCCAACGCTGCAAAATTCGCCGGTACGTTTTGGAACACACAGGCGATTTCGGCATAGTCGAAACCGAGCGTGTCAATAGCAATCGCCGTGAACGTGCCGTTGTCTTTGGATTGGTCCGACAGGCCGTTCACCCATTTCGCGTTCTGCGCTTCGTTCATGATTCAGATTCCCGTAAGGAAGAACAGGTAAGAGAGAACGCCGCGGGGCCGTGACCGGTCCCCGCGGCGGTGAGGGGATCACGATCAACTGCTAGGCGTGTTGAGCTGGATCATGCTGCCAGGATTCGAGGCGTCGCCGACTTCGTGGCAGTTGATGTCGAACCGGACGAAGGCCAAGAAGCCGAGCTGGTCGTACTCCACGTACCGCTCGCTCGCGACTTTCATCCGCATCTGTCCACGCATACCGAGCATGGCGGTCTGTCGCATGTCGCCAAAGAAGACTAGGCCTTCGGTCGACGTCTGCGCCGCCAGCGTGCTGTTGGTCACCTGGGTGATGACCACAGGGTAACCCAGGAACGTGCGACGTCGTTCGCCTTGGATGACCTCGGCCGTGTTGCCGCCGGCCGCATCGGCCAACCGCATCATGGACGCCGCCCAGCCGGCCTTGCTGATGTACCACTTCGCGCTGTTTTCCGCGTAGCGAGGCAACTTGCCGATCATCGACTCGAGGTCGACCAGGTCCAGCGTGCTAAACGCGGTGTTGCCCGTCAGGGCTTCGACCTCGGAGCCGGCCGCCAGTCCCGTCTTCAGGCCGACGATGCCCTGGTAAGTCGCCGAACCGTCGCCTAAGAACAGGCACTCGTCTTGCTTCTTCGCGATGGCCCAAGCGGTTTCCGTGGCCAAGAAGTCAGCCAGGCTGATGGTCGAGTCCTCGTTCAGTTCCGCGGAATACTTGACCAACGCGCCCCACTTCTTCGCCGTCAACTGGACAGCGTCCCAGTTGGTTTCGCTGGCGGTGACTTCGCTGTTTTCGTTCAGTGCGTACAGCGTCACTCCACCGGTGCGGCGAGGCATGGCGAACGTGTCAGAGGCCATCGGAACCGGCTGGCATTCGCCGGCCGCAACGCCGTATTCCTCGACCAACCGAATGACGGTCTGCGAGAACTGCGGCGGGACCAGCACGCCACCGGCTGTATTGACTCCCTCGCTGAGCGCCCGCACATTCGCGCCGTACAAGTGCGAGTTGTCCGAGCACCATTGTCGGGCCTGAGGATCTCCCAGCAGGATACCGCGTGCCCACTGGCCGACGGCGAACGCGTCCAGCTCAGCGTCCTGCCCGCGGAACGCTCGCAGGCGCCCATGCTGGCGAGCGGTAGCCGGCAAGATCATGGTTCGCGTTTGCGTCCGCTGGGTACCAGGCTCGCCGCCGCTGTGGCTGTCGTTGTCTCGCTGATTCGCGGCGATCCGAGAAGCCACGGCGGCCGCGTCTTCCTCCTCGGCGATCGCACGATTGAGCGTATCGAGGTCTGAGTTAGATCGCTCCCATTCCTCCTTGCTCTTGTCTGGCCAGAGTTCTACCTCTTCGCCAGCGTCTCGCTTGGCTTTTCGGGCGTTGAACTTGTCGGCAAGCTGCTTGATCTTGTCCCGCAGCTCGCCCGCGGCCTCCCGCAATTGCTTGATGCCGTCGTACGTCTTTTCTTCGCCGGCGATCGTCAGCGTGATGCCTACCGCTCCCATGCAGGCCATGGTCAGCAGAGCTTGGGGCGAGGCGGTCAGAGTGACGAACACTACCAAGCTGGCAGCGGCGGCGATCAGGATGCCGTAGGCGATCCGAGAGAGGGTCTTTTCCGTGTGTGGTCGCATGGTTCGGGTTCCGGTCCGTAGGAAGTCGCCTGCGGCCGGAACACGAAAATACGGCGGCCGTCTGGCGGAGTGTTGGTAAAAACACGTCCCGCGAGATGGTCGCCGTCTGAACGTCGATCGGTCTCGATGAGCGGGTGATCGGCCGTGATTGCGGCCGAGCGTCTGAACGCACCCGACAATCACGCCAATCGTCACGCCCGAATTTTACACCGGCCAGCAAGGGCGGCGCGCGCTACCGCCAGAGCGGCGATTTACGACCCTGGAAAAAATCTCTCTTTTTTCCCTGGGGCGTATTGACTCCATCGGCCGATAAGAGTAGTATTACAAAAGACGTGAGGGAAATTCAAAACACGAAACCAAGGAACGAAAAGATGACCAACGCAAAGAAAACAACGGAATCAAGCACGGCTACATGGTCTGTCATCTGCACCGATCACGACTGCGGTGCCCAAGATGTCGACTTTCTCCGCAAGACGAAAAAAGACGCTGATCGGTCGGCCAAGCTATTTCGCCAGTGCGGATACAAGGTGACGGTCAAGCAGTTCACCCGCTGATGAGTCCCCGGCGGGGGACGAAACCGGCTTAGGCCGGTCCGGGATGCAACAATTCACCAGGCCCCACGGGGCCACAACAGAGGAGACGAAGACGATGGAAAACGACATCATTGCAATCAGCGAAAAATACGAGGTCCACCCAACGTCCGACAATCAGCGTTGGGCAATCGTCAACACACAGACGGGAAACGTGGTGTATGACGATATGCTGCTCAACGACGCGTTGGAACTGGCCAAGGATTTGTCTAGCCGATGACACCGGCCCGCAAGGGCCACAACGAGAAGACCCATGGCGAAAACACGCCCAAAACCAACCGTCGACCCACTTGGCCCGACGGCCCTGATACGGGCCGCTCTGCGGCGCCGGCTGGCGGACCTGGGCGCCCGTGAGTGCGGGCGCCAGGTAGATATCGACCATTCGCAGCTCCGCCGCTTCGCCAGCGGCGAGCGGCAACTTACTACCGGCGAGAAACTGGACAGGCTGATAGACTGGCTTGGGATCGACGTCAGCTATGGCCATGGAGAAAGGTAAAACAATGAGTACAGATAGATATTCCTTTCGGTTGACAATCGAGGCTAAAGACGAGGGCGAAAGACAGTTCCAGGAGTTTAGATCGTTTGAGTCGCAGGACCAAATGTGCAAGGAAACGGCGTTTGTAATTGCAAGGGCATTACGTGCCGCGTTTTTGTGCCCGCCCTGCTCGTGGGATATCATGGCTGCGATGGACAATCACGGAATCACGTATGGTCTTGGACGTGCATTATCGACATACTGGGACGGAGAAAACAATTTGAGCGAGGTTGTGTCAATCACCGTCGACCTCGACAAGCTGATGCCACTATCCGAACAAAATGTAAAATACAACGCCGGAAGGGTACTACAGCGTTACGGTATCAAGATTGGCCAAGTTCCAGCATCCGCAACCGAACCATAACCGCCTCGGCCTCGGATTCGTCCCAGTTCGGCCCCATCCGCTTGTATTCCAGGTATTCGGCTCGAATGTGGTCGATGTCGCCGGCGGCCCGTACGCCCGTCGTGGTGGCCTCGTACGCGGGGAACGTCACGGGGCCGACTTCCAGCAGCTCGACCTCCTGGATTTCTCGGATGTCGATCTGCCGGCCTTCGCGGTCCTCTTCGGCCCAGGCGACCTTGCGAGGGTAGAACATGAACGAGGATCCAGTCACGTCGCCGCGTCCGATCGGGGTCAGGACCTGGTCACGGACCAACTGGGTATCGGGCGGCTCGACCTCGTACCGCAGGCCGACCCGATCGCTGATCAGGCTGAGTGTCGGCGGGTCGGCAGACGTGCGGCCCAGTACGATGTTCGAATCGTGATTGAACAGCGATCGGACATCGTCCTCATTGAGAGCCCGGTCGAACGCGCCGGGGGCGATCCGCTCGTACGTGTCCGACCAGAGCCGGTACTCGGTGCCCGGCACGGCCGGATCGTAGTACACAGCCCCGTAACCGACGATCTTGGTCGGCTGCCCGTCGCGACGCTCTAGGATTGCACGGGCCGCGGGGATGGCAAAGTCTCTGCGTTCAGGTTTCATGCTTGGGTGTCCTTCACTTCGAGGAATTGATCGGCGAAAATCTCGCCGGCTCGGTCCAGGTACTCGTCGCATTTGGCGTCAACGGCCGCCAGGTCATCATCCGGGAGATTCCGCAGATCGCCGGCAAAGGCGGTACAGAGGCTGTCCACCACGTCACGGTCACTCGCCAGACCGAGCGATGCCGCGACGGCGGCCGCCGGGGTCCAGATCCCCGCCAACGCTTCACGGTGCTCGTCGGCGAACGTATCGAGCCAGGCGTCCAGCCGCCCGGCTTTGGCGGCCCGGCAGGCCTGCACGGCGAGCCTGGAGACCATGCGGCGGACAGCGTCCGCACAGAGCCCTCGCACAGCCGACCGCGCCGGCTGCTGGTCGTCATCGGCTGGCGACTCGCCGGCAATGCCCATGTTCAGCGGGGTGAAGTGCTTGGCGCCTTCTCCATTCGGGATCGCGTTGTAATTGAACCAGCGCCGGACCTCGTCACGATTGAAGATGCCCCATTGAACGCCCTGGGTGCCGACGGACATGACGGTATTGGTGTCGGCCCAGTTCAGGGCGTGGACGTTGTAGTCGATGAAATGCGTCCTGGTTTCTCGCTGCTGCGTCGTCAGCAGCTTGACGTTGGTCTCGGCCTTGATGCCGGTGAGCCAATACGACAGCGTCTCGTCGTGGTACGCTCGCCGCGCCGCCTCTTCGCTGTTGTAGCTGATCGACTCCTTGACCCCGAGCCGTGACGGCGACATCCGATAGAATCGGGCCACGTTGCGGACCTCTTGTTCCTCGACCTCGGACATCTCCGCCTGTTCGGGATTGACCATGGTTGTATGCCATTTGAACCCGTCGCGCAGGACCAGCGTCTTGAACGCGTTGTCGGCAGCGAACCGCTTGTTCTCAATTCCCTCCTCGACCTTCCTCCGGGCCTTATCCGATGCCCCCGGCGGGACTTGTAGCACGCCACCGGCGTGGAGCCCGTTGGCAAAAAACTTGCTGGCAAAACGACGCTTGGCAAGCTGCAACCCGATGTTGTGCCGCGCCATGGCGACCGGGCCGAACGCCGATAACGAATCAATCGACAGGTTCTCTAACACTAGCACATCGTCCAGGGACAGAGCGTGGATACTGCCGTCCACCTCGGTCACGACCCACAGCCGGCCGCGAATGCGTTCCAGGCCCGTGCGATCGGGCAACAGGTTGTATAGGCCGACCGGCGTGCCGTCGCCGCGGCGGTCGATCCAGACGTAGCCGCGGGGCCATAGCAGCGCATGGACCAGCATTCTCCGCCAGAGGATCAACGCGGTCGTCTCCGGATTGGCGAGCGAATACGGCGAGATCAGACGATAGGCCGGATGCAACGGGTCCGCATCGCGGTCCTTGCCGTTGTGAGCGAAGACCTCCAGGGGCAGCTTGCTAACGTCGCCGGAGATCATGCCCACAG